AGAACATTGGTGTCGTCAGCATCGTTTCCAACCCCAACTTCTGAGGTAACTAACGATGGCATCCATCTTTGAACTGGAGCAGGCCAACTTCGGCCGCGCTACCCAGGGCCGCGTGCTGCTGGCCGGCAGCAACGCTGACACCACCCTCACCGCTGCCCAGAGCGTTGAGAGCCTGATCACGGTGACCCCATCCACGGGCCGCACCTACACCACCGCCACCGCTGCTGAGATCATCAGCGAGCTGGGCGACAGTGGCATGGTCGGCCAGTGCTTTGAGGTGACGATCGTCAACCTCGCAGGCGCCACTCACGCCATCACCTTTGCTGGTGGTGCAAGCGTGACCGTGACCGGCTCTGCCACCGTGGCAGCAGCCAGCTCGGCTACCTTTGTTGGCCGTGTGGCGGCCAGCTCCACAGTCATCTTCTACCGGAAGTGATCAGTGGGATTGTTCGCGTTCAGGCGACTGCGTGAACAGCTGGAGGCTGCCTCTGCGGAGGCGGCCTCTTTTGCTGTTGAGCAGACCTCGCCAAAGGAAGAGGCCAGGCCTCGCCGCCGTGGTCGGCAACCTAAGGAAATCCAGGTGACAGAAGACTGATGGCCACCTTTCTGGGCGGCGGCGAGGCTGCAGTAGAAGCAAGCGGTGTCGCTTATCGCGCTGCGGTCACCATCACGCGCCCCAGCAATACCACGGCCTACACCGCCGGTGATGTGATTGGTGTGGCTGATAGCGTCACGCCCGCCAATGCGGGCAGCGCCATCATCACCCTGCCCAGCATCGGCCCCAGCGGTGGCTACGTGCTAGTGCAGTCGGTGCGCCTGATGATTGCAAGCACCACGGTGCCCAGCGGCATGGCCGGATTCCGGCTGCACTTCTACACCGCCATTCCCACCGCGATTCTGGACAACGCCGCGTTTGATCTGGTGAGCGGCGAAGTGGGTGCCTATGCGGGGTTTGTCGATCTTTCAGCGCCGCAAGACCTGGGCAGCACGTTGTTCACGCAATCTGAGTACTGCGGCACGGCAATCAAGCTGGCAGCCGGCAGCAACATCCTTTATGCCGAACTTGAAACCCGTGGCGCGTACACCCCAGCCAGCGGCACTGCTCACAGCCTGCGGGTAGTGACACTGGAGGCTGGCTTGTGACGTTAGTACTGCCATCGCGCCGCGCTGCGTTGATGCCAGGCCAGTGGGTGCGCAATGCCCTTTGGCGCAGCGCAAAAGCGGTGCCAAGCCTTGATCTGCGCTTTGCGGACAGCAAATCGCTGGTTGACTCCAGAACGGGGCAGAGCCTAATTACCTTCACCCGCGCCAGCAGTGCGACCTTCATCGACAGCGCGGGAACGCTGCAGACGGCAGCTGTGGATGTTCCGAGGTTTGACCACAACCCCACAACCGGCGAGAGCCTGGGGCTGTTGGTGGAGGAGGCGAGGACGAATCTGCTGGTGAGGAGTGAGGAGTTTGATAATGCGAGCTGGAGCAAAGTGCTTGCAACCGTAACCGCAAATCAAACAACCGCGCCTGATGGCACAAGCAACGCTGATAAGTTAATTGGCAATGCGACTTTAGATGGACATTACGTCCAGCAAAACATTTCGGGTGCAACAAGCGGAATCAGCTACACCTCAGCCGTATTTGCAAAAGCAAGCGAGCTGACTAGATTTGAGCTGCTCCATGCTGTTGGATCTACCTTGTATGCTCAAGGGTATGACTTATCTAATGGCACTCTATTAACAAGGGTTACCGCTGGCACCACGGCAGCGACTGGTGGATTCATCCAAGCTGTTGGGAATGGCTGGTATCGCTGCGGGATAACTCAAACTTCAGATGGTACGACAGGCGCAGTTCGCTTAACATTAAGGAGTGGAAACTCAGTCGCTTTTGACGCTACTTCTCAAGGAGCATTTTTCTGGGGCGCCCAACTAGAAGTCGGCGCCTTTGCCACCAGCTACATCCCCACCACCACCGCAGCCGCCACCCGCAGCGCGGACGTTGCCAGCATCACGGGGGCAAACTTCAGCTCCTGGTATCGGCAGGATGAGGGGACGATTTATTACGACGGCACCGTTTCGCAAGGCTTAGCTGTTTTCCCTTGGTTTTACAACATTACTGACGGAACAATCAATAACTCCATTGGCGTATATCAATATACAAATGGTATTTATGGAGGCATTACAGCAGGCGGAACTTCATTCACACCAGACCCATCCGTTTTATTCTCGCCCGTTTCCGGGGCGGCAGCAAAACACGCACTGGCAGTTAAAACATCTGACACACGAGCCTCTTACAACGGAACATTGTCATCAGCTCAAACAAGCACTGTTATGCCTGTAGTGAATCAACTTGCTATTGGCCAACGTGTCACCGGAAACCGCATGACCGGCACCATCCGCCGCCTCACCTACTGGCCCCAGCGCCTCCCGAACAGCACGCTTGTGGCACTGACGCAATGACCCACTACATCCGCTTCCCCGACGAATCCACCGGCATGGCTGCGCTGGAAGCTGCTGGTCTTCTGGACGCTGACGGCCACCCCCTCACCGCCAGCCACACGCACGCCCTGGATGTCATCGGTCCCATCTACACAGGCGGCACCTTTGACCCCGACACCGGCGAGGTGCTTACCCCACCCGTGCTGCTGAGCGGCTGGCACGTCAACTACATCGGTGGCTTGCCTGATGGGTGGGACGCCTATGTCGTCTCGCCCAAGCATCCATCGAGGGTGTTTGCCGCCTGATGGCTGATCTGTCAGCACAGGTCGAAGCCTTCCTGCGCAATGCCCTTTCGGCCAAGAAGCTGGAAGACCGCCTGATCAAGCAGGCGTTGCGCGATCTGCGCACCACGCTGGCAGCTGTGGAGCGTGCGGTGGGCAGTTCCGGCGCTCTGGCTGTAGGGCCAGGCCGGGAGCGCATCATTGCCAGCATCGTTGCAGCTGTTGGCCGCAGCGTGCAGGACAGCTTCGGTGTGCCGCAGCTGGCGGCCATGCAGAACGCCTTGGCGCCATTTGTCGAGCGGCAGCTGGACTTTGCCCGCCGCATGGTCACCATGGCCGGCGGTGAGCTGGCCTCCGATGGTGCGGTGCAGGTCACGCAGGCGCAGGTCAACCGCCTGGTGAACGATGCCGTGGTGGGCGGCAAGACGTTGAGCACACAGCTGACCGCAACACTGCCGGCCGCTGTGGCCGATCGCGTGGAGCGCTACATCCGATTGGGGCTGTCCGATCTGGGCGGCGAGGTGTTCCGCACCTATGAGGATGCGGTCGTTCGCGTGACGGAAAACAACGTCGAGGCCATCATCCGCACCGGTGTGCAGGAAGTGGGCAACGCGGCCCAGCAGGCGATCTATGAGTTTGAGGCTGACCCGGCCTGGATGGGGCCTGAAGGGCTGGTGTGGACGGCAGTTCTGGACAGCGCGGTCTGCCCGATCTGCCTGAAGCTGGACGGCAAGCGCTTCCCGACCGACTACCGCAAGGTCAGCCCGCACATGCAGTGCCGCTGCTACCTCCTGCCGTGGAAGTGGCGCAGCGAAGACATGACCGACCCGAGCGGCAACAAGGTGCCGCCCAAGCGACCCGCCGACGGCGATGGCGCTGAGCAAGCGCTGAGCTTCAAGGTTGCGGCTAGGCAGTGGGTCAGCGACAACCCTGCAACTGCGCAGGCCATCTTCGGCAAGAAGCTCGGCCAGCGCCTGGTGGACGGCGAGATCGGCTTTGACAAGGCCGTCAAGCTCTGGTCAGCACCGAAGACGCCACCGGCAACTTAAGGCCAAGAGTGCGCCGCCATGCCCGTCACCGTTGTCGCCACTGCCGGGGCCAGCAATGCCAACAGCTACCTGTCGGTGGCCGCTGCTGATGATCTGGCCAACCTGTACCTCGGCACCCTGAACTGGGCCACGGCAACCACTGACAACAAGGGTCGGGCGCTGATCATGGCGACCCGCTACCTCGACGAGCTGCAATACGTGGGCAGCAAGGCTTCCACAACGCAGGCGCTGCTCTGGCCGCGCAGTGATGCTGAATGCGGCGACTGGAGCTTCACCAGCAGCGAGATTCCGCAGCCGATCAAGCAAGCCGCCTTTGACCTGGCGGAATACCTGCTGAGTGACAGCAACGTGCTCAGCGGCACCGGCGCTGGTAGCAGTGAACTGATCCCTGGCATCCCCAATGCCAACCTGAAGCGAGCGCGGGTGGACGTGATCGACGTGGAGTTCAACCAGGCCGGCCAGGCAGAGGCCAAGAACGCTCTGAACGTGGTGCCGCACTTGAAGCAAGTGCTCGGTTGCTTGTGCCTGAGCGGCTCCAATTCCAGCGCCCGATCAGTGCCGGTGTTGCGAAGTTAAAGTGTGACAATGCCCGTCGCTGAATGCCAGCTTGATCTGTTTGCGGTTGCTGCAGTTGCACCGCTCAAGCGACGTGCTGAACCGTATCTAGCCAACCCGCTGACCCGCTCTGAGCAGCGCCGCATCGGGCGCATGTATGCCGAGCACATTGGCCTGATCAAGAGCTTCGGTGGCAAGCTGGCACGCAAGTACGGGCATTGCATCGCACGCGAAGACATCTTCTCCTGCGTGGACATGGCCTTTATCAAGGCGTGCAAGGCCTGGAACCCGGAGCGCGGAAGGCTGAGCACCATCTTCTGGGCCTTTGCGCAAGGTGAGGTGCTGCATTACCTGCGCAGCCACAACTGGACAATCAAGGCGACGCACAAGGCGCGGCTGCTCGGCAACCAAGCCCGCAAGCTGATGGCACTGGGCTGGGAGTCTGCGGCCGTGTGCCGCGAGTTGAGCTGCAGCAAGACCGACCTGAAGGATGCGCTGCTGGCCACCGCCGGCATTGCGCATGACGTCAAAGGCTTCGACCTGCACGTCTCGCCGATCCCGACACCGTGGGAGGTGCTGGAAGCAGAGGAAGAGCGGCTGGCGGCAAGTTAGGGCACACGCAACAACGCACACGTGGCCGGAACCTATTTCGCCGCTCTTGATCTCAGGTTCTGGGTCAAGACTGGCACCACCGCTTCCAGCGCTCCGACAAGCTCCAGCACCATGACGGAGGTGCTGAGCCTGACCAATGCTTCAATCTCGGTCAGCTCGGACACGCAGGATGTGCTGGACTACAGCACCGACTTCGGCTTCAAGTCCAGCATTGTTACCGGCAACAGCTATACGATCAGTGCCGCGCTGAACCTGGATCCGACCTCCACGGGCTACTTGATCCTCAAGCGTGCGGCGCAGACCTCGGCCAACAATGTGGCGGTTCAGTGGTACCGTCAGCTGCCTCTGCTGGGTGCTGGCAACACCGATGCGCAAGTCGATGCCGGGGTGGCGTTTGTGGGCAACTGGTCTGAGAGCCTGGAAGCTGGCTCAGTGGCGGCTGTGACCTTTGACCTGGTGGGCTATGGCGCACCCAAGAACTACCAGCAGGGTGACGGCATTGCCACGCTGACGGTCACTAACGGCGGCCTTGGCCTGTCCGCCCAGACTGGCGTTCCGCTGGTCAGCACCACTCCCGCAGAAGGCAATGGCTCGGGCAAGAATGCCACCGTCACGATCACAGTGAATGGTTCTGGCGTGATCCAGACCGCAACGATCGTGGCCTCTGGCGAGAATTACAAGGTGGGCGATGTGCTGACGATCAACGACCCCACCGTCTTTGGCACTGGCGACACGCTGCCGGTGCTGACTGTGGCAACCGTGAGCTGAGCAACTTAGACTTGGTGAGTCGAGGGGGCGGTCGTTGTGGAGGCGACCGCTTTTTTCTTGTCTACAGTCCGCTGCTTTCAAGTCGGCGCCATTCGGCCGCAAAGAAGCGATCAAGCGGCCTGGCTTCCAGTGCTGGCTGGATCCAGTTGCGACCGGGAACAATGGTGCCGCGCCTGGTGGTGTAGCCGGTCAGGATCAGCGGCGCATAGGAAAAACCGTTGTCGCTTTTGACATCCCACGTGAAACGCAGCTGTGTGGCGCTGGGGCGATCGCGGCGTTGTGAGCGCAGGAACTTGCCCAAGTCCACGATGTCACGCGGGCTGCTGACGCGGGAGCCATTGCGGCGGCGTGTTTCACGCGGCCATTTGAACTGTGGCGACTGGATTTCCTCTTTGAGCTGCTGATCGATCACCTTGCCGTAG